GATTGGATGAGGAGACGCTTAGACTCGTTATGGTACTTTCGTATCTCCTCCATTTATTTATATTCGTTTTTCTTTTTTAAATGGGGTTACTAAGGTTAAAAATCTCAGACTATATAAATGACTAAAAACGAAACTATAAATTCATCAAAACCTAAAAAATCTACCATGTTAACACATACTAAAACAAAATTAAAAAAGGGTAATCAATCATCCGCGACTAAACCTAATCCTAAACTCAAAACAAAAAGTTTAAAAAGTTTAATGAAAACGACCCCTAAACCAACACCAACACCATTAGGAGAAACATATAAATTGCGTAGTAATTACAATGAAAAATATGGTAACCAAGTACCAAATTATTCTAAAAATGTAAAAAAATAATCATAGGTTAATATTATATTCAAATATATTAATTACACATTCTTTTTGAATAACCAATAACTGCACACGTTATTCTCTTACCGGCGTGTCCAGTTGTTAAACTATCACTATGATTACCTAAACCTAAATCATCCATATCTTCGTGTATAACCAAAGACCTTCCTATTATATTAGCTTTAGTCCCTCTTAATTTTATTAAATTATCTACCATTCTAAAAGTAGCGTTACCACGTCCATCAAAATGAATATTACCCAAATCTCCAACATGTCTTTCCTTAGATTTAGGACCTCCGTGTTTTTTATTATATGGATTGAAATGTCCGCACGCACCCATACACTTATCAGTTAGATCACCCGCTTCGTGTATATGAAACCCGTGCGAACTATTTTTGTACTTATTTGATTTTAATACCCCCCTGATTATAACTTTACCCCCCTTTTCTTCAAATTCCACAACACCCTTAATGTTAATATGGTTAAAAAACGTTGTCGCTATAACCATTTATTAATGTATAAGATTTAATTTTTTTCTCTTTTGTCGATACCAATATTGATATTTTGGACAGTAACCATAAACTTTTCGTTATTTATTCGTAAACGCTTTATACTTTTTATTAACTCCAAATTACCATATTTACCAATGTGTAATATATTGTTATTTTGAAGTATGTTATTCTCCACGAAATTTAAATATTCAGTTAACCTTTCGTTAAAACATAACATGTATTCCTGTTCATTTTTGGTAATAAATTTACGATATGGTCTCTTAAAAATCATATATTCTGATACGTTTTCATAAAAATCATCGTTATTACCACCATAAAACATATCGATATGATCCTTTTTACCAACTTTTTCATACGTTTCAATTTCATCCCAATTTTTTAGGTTTTTTACCATGTAATTTTCCAAATAACATTTTAAAGACTGAAAGGTCGAACAACCCATTCTTTTTAATTCGGTGTTATTTTTATGCGACGTACCAAACGATTTTTCCATTATTTTCGTACACGCAAAACACCATAATCGTAAATTATTAGTCTCTCGACCTAATTTAAACCAATATTTAACATGATCTTCTTCACTCGTATCACTGAGTGATATGTAAGGGTTTACAAATTTTAGAACGTGGTCGACCACATCCCTGTTTAAAGGTTCTTCTAATTCGCGAACCGCGATTATTTCTTCGTTCTTTTTAATGTAAGATTCAGGTATCATTTTTGTTATTGTTTTGATTTTACTTTTAAAATAATAGTATCTTAGGTTAAAAAGAAGATTATAATTAATATAAATGAAACCTATTATTAAATGGGTCGGTGGTAAGACACAAATTCTCGATAAAGTTTTGAAATCTTTTCCGAGGGAAATAGAAAATTACCACGAACTATTCGTGGGTGGTGGAAGCGTTCTATTTGGAATACTCGAAAGTCAAGACATTACCGTAAAAGGTAAAGTTTACGCGTACGATAAAAATCAGAAATTAATTAACATGTATAGACAGATTCAAGAGAATCCTAAAGATGTTCACGACCATTTACTTGAACTCTTTACCACGTACGATACACGAATAGGTACGGACGTAAACCGTAAACCTGAAACTGAAGATGAAGGTCTTACATCGAAGGAAAGTTACTATTATTGGATACGTAAAAAGTATAACGAATTGATACCTACGACACCTATACACGCCGCGACGTTAATTTTTCTAAACAAGACGTGTTTTAGAGGTGTGTATAGGGAAGGACCGAACGGGTTTAACGTACCGTATGGACACTATAAAACGACACCTTTAGTAGTATCTTTAGACGAGTTAGTAAAAATACAAGACCTTATAAAAAATGTGGTTTTCAAATGGTGTGATTTTAGGGTCGCTTTCGCACAAACCGTAAATGATAGTGATTTTATATACGCGGACCCGCCTTACGCACCTGAAAGTGTTACAAGTTTTGTAGGGTATACGAAAGATGGATTTATAATGGATGATCATAAAGATTTATTTAAATTATTAAAAAGTTCTAAAGTTGATTTTGTAATGTCAAATGCAAAAGTCGATCTTGTAACCAGTAGTTTTAAAGAGTATAAGATAGATGATATCCCAGCGAGACGCGCAATAAATAGTAAAGACCCTTCGTCTAAAACAATTGAAGTCTTGATAAAATCCATTTTTCAATAGCGTTTACATCAATTTTATATTGGTAAGGGTACGGTATCCATAAATCCTCTTTACCCTCTCTTTTTTTCTTAAACAATCGATACCTATTATCGGCTTTTTCAGCAAAAAAGAATGGAATATCATCTTCTTCGTTATGTTTTATCGGTATTTTTAGTTTTTTTATACCAAAACCGTATGCAAATGTACCTGGTGTCTCTTGACCCCGGTTTAATATATAACACATATATACATGTTTGAGTTTAGGGTACAAGTCTTCTTTATATTCACGTCGAAGTGATTCTGCCCCCCTTATTTTATTATCACACGAACCTATATCAACTTGGTGTTTGACTTCGAATAGAAAAAGTGTTTCCTTGTTTTCATCTATTAAGGCAAAATCCGGTTCCTTGTGGTGGTCCCAATCATCTGAATTGTACATACCGTGTTTCACCAAGTGTTGATGTAAAGCTTTTTTGGAGTAAAATACAAATTTTTTATCACCAATCGTGTAGTCGTCTCCATTTTTCATTTCCTTGTTGAAAAAAAGTTTTTGAATCTGGTCTTCGAACGGAAGACCGGATTTATTAGTATTCTTACCGCCGGGCATATTATCTTTTATTATTTTTATTAATAGGATCTAATCACTTAGGTACTATATTGCTCTTCTTCTTTGAATATAAAATTAAAACGAGCTTAAAAAAAAGATACTACATAAACATATAAAACAATGACAACTCTTGAACAAGATTATACGACCGTACCCGGACAATTATACGCATGCCTTTCTATTGTAGGACCCGATGCACCACAAAAAAACGATAAGTTTGGTATTAAAATTAGAGGTGCATTTAATTCCAGGGACGAAGCTGCATCTCATGCGAAACGTCTTCAAAAAGAAGATGCGACCTTTGATATTTACGTCGTTGATATGTATAAATGGTTATTAATTCCACCCGACCCGGTTCAAATTGAAGATGCACATTATGCTGACGAAAAGCTCGAGGAATTGATGTCGGGATATAGGGAAAATCAGGCACAAGCCGCCGCTATGTTCGCTGAACGTAAGAGAGATATGATGGCTGTTAAAGCACCAGGTTCAGACACATACTTTAAAAGTGGTGATGAAAACTCGAAGTTTTATACGAAACCTGATGAACCTCCAATTAGCCATCCTGGTGAAGTATTGGAACGTCTACAAAAGGAAAAACCTGATGCCGATATGGAAGATCTCGTTAAGGAAGCAGATGAGATTGTTGCTCAGGAAATCAGGGAACGAACTGAAAAACGTGAAGCTGATGCGAAGGAAGCGTTGGAAAACGAGGCTAAGGAAAGAGGATTCAATTCTACAGAAGCCATGCAAAAGTTTGACGATGAAAAGGCTAAAGCCGAAAATTTGAAAATGGAGGAAGAAGCTAAGAAATCTCAAGTTGAACTTTCGGAACAGGCACAGATTAAGGAAGACGATGGTAAAGATGAAGAAGAGGAAGTGACATCTAAAAATATGGAAAATGTAGACCCTGAAGAGGCGGCGTAAATTAATTTTGTTATTTAAATGTAAGTATGTTGAGTATTATATTAAACATAATCACCATTCTTATTGTTCTCACAATAATCGTTTTATTTTTAAAATTGTACTATAATGTAAAAAATAAAACGGAAGAAAAAAATGTTACTGCATCCGATGTAGTTCAGGATATTATTAAAGATCCTTTGGTTGTGAGTCGAGCGTATTTTACTGAACCTAAAACTGGTAATATAGGTACATTCAAAGGTCAACAAACTCAATCTCAATACGACTGGGTAAGTGGTAAACCTTTTATCCCGGTCGAAGAATAACTGGTTGCATAGTTTTCCCCATGAAAAATCCTAATAAGAATGCTACAAAAATAATAACATACCCTGTTTTATCTAAATTTGAAAAAATATCGGTTTTGTCCTGTATTTGTAAAGGCGGGTGGTTATAATATACAGGTGGTGGTGGTTGTATGTGGTCATAATAGGTTTCGTTATGATTATGTTCATCATTACGTTCTTCTAATTCATCACTGTTTTTATTCATGAATTCATCTGGGTTATACTCAATAGGTGTACCAACTTCAGCTTCCATATATAAAAAAAGTATCTATTTTTTTAAGCTCATTATTACTCATCTTCTTCTTCTTCTTCTTCTTCTTCTTCGTCTTCGTCTATATCGTCAACAACAAACCCTTTCAAGTTTCCATTTTCATCTTCATCTGAGTCGGTTTCGTATTCGTCGTCTGTACAAAAATCTTCATCGTCTGTCTGTAATAAATCTTCATCTGAATCGTATTCATCATCCTTAAAATCGTCTTCAACTTCTTCAAATAATTCTAATCGTTCTGGTGATTTAGAAACTCTCCCGGATCTTGTTCTTGTTTTTGCAACCATAGTATTAATTATTATACAGACATTTCCTTTAACTATTTTACTCACTTTCACGCTGTTCTATAACGTTATACAAATACTCAAAACACGTTCTTAAATCGCTAATAATAGTATCTATATCTTCTAATTCGTCCGTATCACCTGACATAGAACTGAGCGATATTTCATTTAAATTTTCTAGTGCCCTGTTTAAATATTTTCTTGATAATTCGGTATTTGTCCTGTGTTCGAGTGCTAATTTGATATTTTCAACGAATTCACTGTGTATATCTTTATTTAAACCTGAGTATTTATAAGATTGTCTTACGAGATTATTTATTTCTGTTACGATATTGTTATCGGTATCTCTGTTAATTAAAGACGATGCAAAGTATATTACAATAGCTAGAACTACTACAGCTATCATTGCGTATCTATAATTTAGATACTATTTTTTCCGGAAGAAAATGTTCGCGGGTGGTACATTCACAAACTTGTTGAATTTTATTTTTTATTATTTTAAAATCTGTATTGTTAGTGTTACATTCACTACACGTATACGTTGTGTTTACTAAATAGTCTTTAGATTTAGATTTAGATTTAGTTTTATTTAATTTTATATCTGTTACATTAAATGTAACGTTAGTTTTTACCATATGTTTATTTATAAAGTCGATAAGTATAGTATTTATTGTACGATCTATGGTATTATCACTTTTCTTTTTGAAAAAAGATTTATTAGGTGATACATATTTCTTAACGGTACCGTCTTTGTATAAAATATCTACAATTTTAGGTGGTAATTGATGTCTTTTACCTGTAAAATCTTTACAAAACCCATAATGTCTCATAATATCAGTGGTAGAAAAACACTTTTGTGCAATTGTTTCTCCTAGTATATGAAACCATACATGGTTAGAATTATGGTTACATTTTTTATTTTCACAATAGAAAGAGTTGGTCGATACTAGAAATTGATTATTAGATTCAAACATTTTTGTGATACGTGAAGTTTTCTGCCCTTCGAGATGTTTGTTTATAAAGTTTTGTAAAAGACATATAACCTCTTGGTCTTTGAATTCATTTTTTATTTCCATTTGTGTAAAAGATGAGCCTTCATTTGATTGAAACACTGTTTTTCCTTCTATAATATTTGGTTGTGTACTTTGGCTACGTATCGTTGCCATGTGTAAAAGATTAACATCTGGGTGTGGTAATATAGTTTCGAGTAGCGTGAAAGGACCTTTGTTACCTTTATAAATGTAATAGGGTAAGTATTCACCCTGGATAACTTTACCCGTATTATTACATTCTTTACATCCCTGTCCAGAACACTTTTCATGTTTAGCACGTTTATATGAAAAAGGCATACGAAAACCACTTCCTTTTGTTTTTCTATCTGAACTACCGTATACGGCAGAATCAACGACGTCTTCCCAATTTACTGAACCATACACTAATTTTAGAGTATCTATAACATGTTCTCTTATAGCTATTGCTGAAGATCTATTCACTGTAAAACCTTCCCAGTTTATATGAACACCTGTTTTTATCAGTTTATTCGAAACCTTTTTCGGTTCTGCTATAGATATTAAAGCCTGTCCGGCACCTTCAAATTTACTAACTTTATCACAAATAATTTTACATATACTTTCTACTTGAGTAAGAGTTAATTCAGTTTCATCTTTATAATCGAGATCTATAAAGAAGTTATAATTTTCCGTTTTTTGTTCCACAACAAAAATCTTCTCTCCTAAAGTATACACTTCTACACATTTTTCATAAAAATCATTCAATCTATCAAATGGCACGGAAAGGATACCCCCATCCATGAGCACATGTGATACATTGGAGTTGTTTAAGAACCCCTGTTCTCTACACCATTGTTTAAACATGGTATATACTTATAAAGTATTGGTTTTATTTTTTTATATTCATTCACTATCGTAGTGATGTCGCCAAACTGTTTTTCTAAACGATATTTCTGGATATTGTTCCTGTTCTGATAAAGATTTTTTCAAAACGAGAAGTTCGTAAACTTTATCGTCCTTGTGTAATTCTACGTACCTTTCTGCTTTGTTATGCGTGTACCCGTGTCTTTCGACGAGTAATTCCTGTATTTGAGATAGTATATAAGCCTTGGACTTCATTATTTAATAGAGAAGGTTTTTCTATTAACAGAAGTTACACACGCGTAAAATTCTGGGTTATTGAGTACGTTTTTAACTATACGATCCCACTGTTTTTTCGTGTTAAATTCCGATAAGGTTTCAAAATTCATAAAATCATTTTCATCATGGGTCCTTTTAATGGGTAACTTTTGTATTTTTTTTAAATTTGTTTTTTGTTTTTCGTCGTTAAACTTCTTAACGAGATCATTTTGTTCCTGTTGTGTATAATTTACGAAAAATATGAAGACGTTATATTCTAAATCTACACCCGGGCTTTCTTTTACTACAAACTTGAAGTCTGTATATTCGCCTTTCTTTAGATTCACAACACCTCTCGTTTCTTCGTCTAATTCTCGTAAGGCACATCTAATAGGATTAGGTATTTCTTTTCTTCTACACCCTCCGGTAACGAAAATCCAATCTTTGAATCGTCGGTCTCGGACAGTCAGGAACTTTGGTTTAGAACCCGTAAACATTACGGGAATGGCTATAGCTTTATATTTTTTCATTGCGCGATTGCAAGTTATAATTGAGCGAGATGATTATTCTGAAGATTCTTCTTCGCTATCTTGATTTTCTTCAAAATCTTCGTCAACTTGGGTTTCTTTTGGTGTATCTTTTTGTTCAATTTTTTGCGCTGGTCCTGGGACTCTGACGGGTGTTATTTGGGACAAAAATGAAGATATTTTTCCATTCATTCCTTTAACACTTTCCATTTCTTCCCTGGTCGTTTTAAGTTCTTTATACATATAAATAGATGCTGCTATACACATTATAATAGCAACAATTATGGCGGTTTCACGGTCGAATGTAAACATTTTATAGTAAAATAGAACCTCATGTTTTTAAGTTCGTATAATCGCACCCATGTGTACACCGTCTTCTTTTGGACACTCGTATCCCATTTGAGCAAATTGAATCTCCTGGTAATGTCCATCTTTACACTCCGCATTTTGTACGGGTTCTTCGTGTTTAGAGTTAATGAGATGATTCAAAGTTCCGGATTTAGGATCGTAAGTTATAATAAAAATGAAAGCTAGTAAAAAAACTAATTGCCAGAACATTTATAATAAGTGGCTAAATTAAATTAGTTCGAGTACATCAAACCACCCATACCGTTTTCGATACGGAGGATATTGTAACCAACGGCATACATATTACCCGTGAAGGTGCTAGTATCTTGAACAAATCTCGCAGAGTCGAGTCTACTAAAGTTGAGTGTACCTGTTGGTTGGATTTTGGCCGTGTCAATACAGAATGGTTGTAAAAATTTATTATCTGCGTCGTTATCGACATTCGAGTTTGGACAGTGGAAATAAACTGGGGCTTGTGTAAAGTGTGGTTTGGCGACCTTAAAGTCAGAAACGTCCGTACCGTTAATTTGGAGTTTGATTTTACCAGAGGCGACGCAATTTAAAGTAGCTATTTTACCAGTGGATGAATCCACCTGAGTACCAGCAATAAACTTAACTGGATGGTTCAACGGGAGTTCTTGAACCTTACTGTTGGATGCGACAATAGAAGTTGTTTGTGTGATGAGCATGTTTTGTGGCGTAGACGATAAAACTGTGCGTTCATCTGTATCGAGGTGGATGAACTGGGTGTATACTTCTGGGTCAGCAACTATAGTTCCGCCCCACGTAATTCTTAATTCAACATCGTGGTATTGGAGCGCGACCAATGGGATCGCGGATTGGGCGTTTTCGCAAAACGAAAACCTGAGTGGGTAAAACCCTCGGGATGGTGTTTCGGCAGAAGCAATAAGACCACCTGCTTTGGTACTACCTTGCGAAAGGGCCCATGGGGCGACGTATTGGGAGAATGCAGCATCTTGTGTGTCGATGACTTGGCCACCGATCAAAAGTTCAACTTTTGAAATGGATTTCCACCAATTTCCAGATGTTGTAGAAGTACCAACCCTTGGTGAAATGTAGACGTAGCCGAGCATATCACCTTTTCTTTCGAAACGAATAGATGACATACCGTTTGCAGTTGGATTGCCCTGGATAGTTTGTCTTTCGACAGTTTGGGCAAAGTTTGTGTGACGTTTATAGTTGGACCTGAAAAAGGAAACTTCGGGTTGACCGACGAGGTGCGCATCTTGGGCACCGATTGCAACGAGTTGAGCAATACCTCCAGACATATTTTATATTATACTAAGGTTTTATTTTTTTAAATATCTTCGGTGAAATCTGTATACTGCTTTTTAAGTTCATTGTATAAATGGGATATCATACTCGTGTTTGATGTTTCTAAATCAGAAACATTTATAGTTATGAGCTGAGAGTTTATCGAAGTTTTACCCTGTGTTTTTGCATCTTTACTGATATGGTGTTCGAAATAAGATGTTAATTTATACACGTTTGAACTGTCCGATAAAGAATCGAAATCCACGTGAATATTGACTTTTCCATTACGATCTTTTCGTA